GATTCAGAAGACTCAAACTGAAGCTGGTAGAATCTCTAAAAATGCTGGTGGGATTGGGATGCACATCTCTAACCTTAGAGCTAAAGGGACTAAGATTGAATCTTCAGGAGCTACTGCTGCTGGTATTCTACCATTCGCTAAATTAACAGAGGCTAATGCTAACTATTGGAACCAAGGTGGTAAACGTAAAGGAAGTTATGCTTTATACTTAGAACCTTGGCATGCTGATGTATTTGATTTTCTTGAATTAAAATCCAATCAGGGATTAGAAGCTAGTAGATGTAGAGATTTATTCTATGCTATGTGGGTTCCTGATTTATTTATGGAAGAGGTAGAAAAAGATGGTTTATGGTATTTGTTTTGTCCTAAAGAGTGTCCTGGACTTAGTGATGTTTATGGTACCGATTTTAAACAGTTATATCTTCGATATGTGGAAGAAGGTAAACATAGGAAAGTAGTTAAGGCTAGAGACCTATGGGATGCTATTCTACACTCACAGATAGAGACTGGTATGCCTTATATTGGGTATAAAGATACAGTCAACGAATACTCTATGCAGAAAAACATTGGGACTATTAAGTCCTCCAATCTTTGTGTACATGGTGATTCTTTACTTTTAACTGACAAAGGTGAAATACCTATTTGGGAATTGAAAGATAAAGAAGTGACCATTTGGAATGGTGAAAAGTGGAGTAAGGTAACTGTTAAATATACTGGTGTCTCAGATAATTCCTACACTGTCCGTGTAAAGACTAAAGGACAATTAGGTATTAAAACATTACACTGTACTAACTATCATAAGTTCCCTATTGGGATAAAAGATAGTAAACTCATTGGGTGTCCTCCTAATGGTTCTCCAAACCCATCTGAATATGAGTTCATTAGAGCTGATAGATTAAGACGTGGTATGAAGATTCTAACTTGGGGTTGGAATGGTGAATATGTAAAACAAGAGATTGTTGAAAGCTACCCTAACTATTTCAGTTATGATACATATTGTTTAACCGAACCTAAACGTAATATGATGGTTGTTAATGGTATCTTGACAGGGCAGTGTGCCGAAGTGGTCGAGTTCTCAGGACCTGATGAGACTGCTGTTTGTAACTTAGCTAATATCAATTTAGATAAGTGGTTTGACCTCAGAGATTCAGAAAAAGAAAACTTAATTGAAACTATAGTTCGTATGCTCAATGTAGCTATTGACCTCTCCTACTACCCTGATGAGAAGACTAGAAAATCTAATCTTAGTCGTAGACCACTAGGTATTGGAGTTCAAGGGTTAGCTGAATACTTTATTCGACTTGGACTCCCATTTGACTCAAATGAAGCCCACTATAAAAATATAGAAGCATTCGGTACAATCTACCAATCTGCTCTTCAAGCTTCTAAGAAGTTAGTTGAGGAAGGTAGATACGGCACATATCTTGGGTGGCTAGGTAGTCCTTATTCGGAAGGACAAGACCATCGTAATTTATCTTACTCTATCAAACAGAAAGCAAAGTATGGGAGCATAGACCCTATCCCTGTAGCTAACAGCTTATTAATAGCTCTTATGCCCACTGTTACCACTTCCCAACTATTAGGTAACACTGAATCATTTGAACCTATTACTTCTAATATCTATAAACGTAGAGGTACAGTAGGTGAATATACAGTGGTTAATCGTTACCTTGTAAAAGCACTGGAAGAACATGACTTATGGAATGATGATATTAGAAATAAGATTATCAGAGATAGAGGTAGTGTTCAACATATAGAAGAGATTCCTGATTCAATTAAAGAATTGTTTAAAACAGTTTGGGAGATTAAACCCAAGGTGTTGTTAGACTTAGCTATTGGTAGGCAGCCTTATGTAGACCAAGCTCAATCTATGAACTTATTCTTAAATACGCCAACTAAGAAAGAACTGACAGCAATGCACTTCTACTCTTGGAAGGGTAAGTTGAAAACAGGAATGTACTATTTACGGTCAGGTACAGCATTAAACAGTAAGAAGGTATAATAATGATGAGTCTAAATGAACCTGAAGCAACATCTCACTATGCTAAAGCAATTATAGCTACAATGGATGAGAATATGATGTATAGAGTACTTCATAGTAATAGTTTGGAATATGTGTTAAATGACCAACAGCAAGGTGTAGTAGAATTAATAGATAACGATACCCTTCCTGATGAGGTGACTGATGACATTATTGAGTTTGAATCTAAAGAGTTGTATCATCACTTTTTAGATTTAGAATCCAACCGTTTAGAGGAAATAGTTGATGAATGCACTAATGCTTTTAGACAACGATTATGTGAGTATTTTGCTGAGGTATTTGAGGAAGAATTACATAATGTAAAGACAATAACTATTCCTATGTATGAACATAGGATTAAGTCTCTACAGGAAGAAGACTTTACAGAATGGGACGGTTAAATGATTTGGTTTTATCAAGGTAAACCATTATTACAACCCCCTGAGAATATGCACTCATTTGTTTATTTGATTACTAACTTAGACTCAGGTAAGAAGTATATAGGGAAGAAATCTCTATACTCTAAGAAATCTGAGTCTATTGCTGGTAGGAAGAATAAGAAGCTGACAGTCAAAGAATCAAACTGGAAAACATACTGGGGTAGTTGTGTTCCTCTCAAAGAGGATTTAAAACTACTCGGTAAGGAGAAGTTTCATAGGGAGATTCTTGACTTCTGCCCTAATAAGGCTTGGGCTACATATAAAGAAGCAATGTATCAATTTAAACATGATGTACTATTATCAGATGACTGGTATAATGGTTGGATTGACTGCACTATCAATCAATCTAATTTAAAATAAGGAGGAGTTATGGGTCAGTACAAAGGTAAAATGGAATGTCCTATTTGCCATCATACATCAATGATTGTTTACTTAAATGAAGATAACTCCACTAGGGCTGCTTGTCATCGTCCTGATTGTGAAGTAGCAATTTTAGAGTTTGAAGATGGTAAACAGATTCTGTATGATAATAAGAACAGTACAGAGAAACGATTAAGTAAACCTTATAACTTGACAGATATGGTGGAGGAATCTAAAGGTTCTTCACTAGAACTTATTCCTCCTGAAGTGATTAAACAGATTCCTAAGACTCATAGATGTATCTCCCCTTCCACCTTCTCTAAGTTTAGGTATGGTGGGTATCACAGTAATGGTACAGATTATGAAGTAGCTTCTATTGTTAATGAATCAGGAGTGGTACAATCTCAGAATGTTAGATTCAAAGTAGACGGAAAGAAAGCATTCTTTAGATGTAATTCCCCTGATAAGGATGAAGCTAACTATCTATTTGGTCAATACTCTAATCAAACAATGACTAATAAAAAGATGTTAGTTATTACAGAAGGTGAATTGGACTGTATGTCTGTTTACCAAGCTTATGCAGCTAAAGGTGATTGGATTCCTTATTGTGTATCATTACCAGGTGGTAGTGGGTCAGTAAGTGTATTAGCAGACCAAAGACATTGGTTAAATAAGTTTGAAGAAATCTACTTATGTTTTGATGCTGATGAAGCTGGACAAGCAGCAGTCAAGAAAGCTATTAAGATTCTAGGTACAGATAAGGTTAAAGAAGTAAAGCTTAAATCTGACTATAAAGATGCCAATGGCTACATTACTGCTGGTGCTTGGGATGATTTAAGGTATGCTATTAATAATGCCACCTCCCCTGCTATACCTTGTATTACAAGGAAGCATGGTATCCTCAAGATGCTTAATGATGCTGCACCACCTGTCCTCCCCACTGGAGTACAAGTATTAGATAAAATACTTAGTGGTGGATTAGCTTATGGTGGTTTGAATGTAATTGTAGGAGGAACAGGCATCGGTAAGACGACAATTTCTTATAATGCAGCAGCTAATATACTTAAATCAGGTAAGAAGGTATTAGTGTTGAATACAGAGATGAAATCTATTGAACCTGTATTACACTTTATGTCTGCCTACTACAAGACTCCATTCTATGACATGTATTCTAGTTGCGGTTCAACAAAGGAAGAAGTCCAGCAATGGATTGACTCTGTTGTTAAACCTAAAGCAGAAGAGATGTTAAAGGATGATAATCTTACATTCTTTGATGGTATAGAAACAACTCCTTGGAATGATGCTTTTAATTCCATTAAAGCCCATGTAGAAGCTGATAATGTATCTTTGATAGTATTAGATAACCTCACTGGTTTATCTGAAAGTACATCATCTAAGAAACAATTACTTGATACTGTCTTAAAGGATTTGAATAGTCTTTGTAGGCAATATGAAGTTACTGGTCTTATTTTATCTCACCTCACTAAGAATGGTGGTGGAGCTACAAATAAAGATGGTTCCAAAAGTATTACATTTGAAACAGGTGCAGAAGTAGGCTTGGACAACATAGCAGACTCCTCTCACACCTCCAAATATGGGTCTAACATACTTTCCTATGAAAGAAGTATAAACGACGACTCAGGGAGCTTTATACTACGTCTCCTGAAGACTAGGTATAAAGGCACAGGTAGGTATGAGAAAGGTGTGTATAATGCTAAGACTTGTACATTCACTGATACTATATTTAGTTTAGAAGAACTTGTAATAGAAGATGAAGATGATTTGTTTAAGGAGTAGATATGATTTCTAAAAAAGTGGTGGTAGAGAACTTCGTCAAAGACATTAAAGACTTACTTACCATCGGATACACTATTTATTCTATTGGGATTGACACATATCGGAATGAAAGTAGTGTCGTCTTCGCACATAGAGAACATTGCTTTAATTTTGATAATAACTGTTCTATTTTCTGTCATTTAGATTTCGATGATTTACTGAACAAGTGGGTACTTGATGGTATAGAACAAGTAGCCCCCCATAGATTCACAGTCAGAGGATATGACTTAAAAGAAATAACAGAGTTGGCTATATACCCAAAAGTACATAAAGTGTATTACCAGTATATGTGGGCGGAGAGGTGGCAGAAATATGATGAGTACGATGCACAAAAACTGGGTAAGTTGACTCAGAAAGAAATAAAAGAACTGTTGACCTATGTGAAAGATAGAATGATGGTAGAATTAGACATCATACTGGAAGAGTACAAACAGGAGTAAATATGAAACTATTAGAAACCCATTCAAAAGATGTATTACCTAATAAAGATTGGGTATTGTTTGATATTGAAACTAATGGGTTACTTCGCAGTGTATCTAAACTATGGTGTATTGTTACCTATAACCCTATTGATAAGTTTAAACGATTCACCTTCCATGATGATAACCTTCAGGAAGGTTTAGATTATTTAAAACAATTCAGCACATGGGTTGGACATAACATCGCTGGGTATGATATTCCTGCTTTAATAAAGATGAAACTTATTGAAGATTCTGATATTAAACCAATTATTGATACCCATGTTGTTGCTAAGATTCTATTCCCTGCTCCTGACACTAACTCCACCAATAGAGAGTTATTTAAACCTATCTTTAATGATGGTCATGGTAGTAATGGATTGAAGTCTTGGGGTAAGAGGTTAGGAGAATACAAAGGAGACTTTGGGGATACTACTGATTGGAGTACACCTGATTTCAATATGTATGATTACTGTGAACAAGATGTTAAAGTAAACCTAAAACTATTACAGATGTTATACAAGGAACCTAGATGGGATTCAATAATTGATGCTATCAATACAGAAACTCAGATGTTGAATCTCCTTACCATTATGACACAAACTGGTGTCCCTGTCAATATGGATAAAGTAGAAATCCTAAAAGAGAAGATGGAACAGGATTTAAAGTTAGCAGAAGAGAATATCCCATGGTATAGACAGAAGTGTATTATCTTCCTTCT